CGCGGCGCGGCGCCTGAAGGGCACCTACAGCGATCCTGGCTACGCCGTGGTGACGGTGCAGGTGATCTGCCTGGCGAAGACCGCCGACGCCGCAGACGCGCTGCACGAGCAGGTGCGGCTCGCGCTCGAGCGGTTCGGCAGCAGCCAGCCCGCCGGCATCCCGTTCGCGGGCGCGACGCTCTACGACATCGTCATTGGATCGAGCGCCGACGGCTACGACAGCGAGGCCGAGGCCTTCTTCGTCACGACCGATTGGAATGTGGAACACCTGGAGAGCACGCCATGACAGCGAAAGCAAAGCCGCACCCGATCGAAACCGATCACGCCGCCACGCATGCCGACGAGTTCGCCGGCCAGGGAGGCTCCTACATCATCAAGGACGGTAAGCGCGTGCTCGTAGAGCGCACGCTGCAGGCCGAGGAAGCGAAACCAGAGCACTCCGCCGGCGCCGGTCGCGCCGCACCGAAAGAGTGAATCGCACGACCACGAACTGAAGGAATCCGATCATGGCCCACCGTCTACCGAAACGCAGCGCGCTGCTCGCCAAAATCGAAGCCGTCTACGGCACCGATCCGGTGCCCGTCGGCGCGACCGATGCGATGTACGTCTACGACCTGGCGATCACGCCGATGGAACTCGTCGCGGCCGGGCGCATGCCCGTGCGACCGTTCTTCGGCGCCGACACGCCGGCGATCGGCGGCACGCCAGTGAAGGTCACGTTCAACGTGCCGATCGCGGGATCCGGCGCGGCCGGCACCGCGGCACCCTACGGCTCGCTGCTACGCGCCTGCGCCCGCAGCCAGACGATCAACGCGGCGGTCGATGTGATCTACTCGCTCGTCTCGAGCACCTTCGATTCGCTCACGCTCTACGTCAACCGCGACGGCGTGTTGCACAAGATTACCGGCGCGCGCGGCTCGGTCTCGGTCGAATTCGCCCACAACGCGATCCCGCTCTACAAGTTCAGCTTTACCGGGATTTACAACGCGCCGAGCGATGTGGCGCTACCAGCGCTCACCTTCGGGGCGACCTGGGTGAAGCCGCTCGTGCAGAACAAGGTCAACACGACCTTCTCCCTGCACGGGTTCACTGCGGTGCTCTCGAAGTTCGACTACGACACCGGCGTCGAGATGGGCTGGAAGGACTACGTCAACAACACCGAGGAGGTGCGCATCACCGGCCGCGCGGCGCCGATCAAGGGCAACGTCAGCGTCCAGGCCGACACGATCGCGGCGAAGGATTGGTTCTCGATCGCGAAGGCGGGCACCACCGGCGCGCTCGCCCTGGTGCACGGCACGACCGCCGGCAACAAGTGGAAGCTCGACGCTGCGACGGTGCTCGTGTCAAACCCGGCGGAGGAAGATGAAGACGGCATCCTGATGTATAAGCTCGGCCTCGAATTCTTCCCGAGCGGCGCCGGCAACGACGAGATCGTCGAGCGCATCCTGTAAGGCAATAACGGAGGAGCAGACAATGGCGTTCGTAATCAAAAAACGGGATTCCTACCGCTGGACGATCGAGCACGCGCTCGAAAAGCGTCAGGGCAAGGTCGAGCTGATGAGCTTCGACGCAGAGTTCAAGGCGCTACCCACATCGCGCATCGACGTCCTGCTCGAGCAGGCGAGGCAGCTCAAAATCGACGATGTGACCTTCCTGGGCGAAATCCTCGTCGCTTGGCATGGCCTGCGGGCCGAGGACGGCGCGGAGTTTGCCTACAGCGCGGAGAACCTCAAGCAGATGCTCGAGGAATTCCCCGGCATCACGGCGTCTCTCAGCCGTGCGTGGACCGAGTCGGTGCTCGGCGGGACGGTCGCGAGAAAAAACTGACCGAGGCCGCGGTCTGGTGGGTCAGGTTGCCGTCGAGTGGCGCCGCGCCCATCGACACCGTGGCCGAGGATATGGCGGCGCTGGGCGTGCGCGATTTCAAGCCGCCCGACTGGATGCTAGAGCCAGACCCGGAAGATGCCGAGGAGTTCGGCGTTCTGCCGGAGAACTGGCAGGCAGTGAACGCCTTCCTCGCTTGCGGTACGCAATGGCGCCATGACCGGAACGGCGTGCCGCTCGGCCTTCGCTATGAGGGCGTGGACGTGGTGCTGCGCCGGCGCGGGGTCGAGAATATCGACGACGCTTTCCGGCGCGTGCAGGTGATGGAGGCGGCGGCAGTGAACGAGTTCGCGAACATCGCGCGGCGAAAGACTTGACCGGAGCCTGACCGATGGCAATCACCTACAGCATTGAGTTCGCGGCGCAGATTGCCCGTTTAGAGGAAGGCGTTAAGCGCGGATCTCGTTCGGTCCAGAAGATGGCGAGCGAGATGGAGGGCGCGGCGAACTTTGCGCGCAACGCCATGCTCGGGCTCGCCGGTGCGCTCGGCGTGGGCTCCTTCGTCGGCGCGGTGAAGGGCGCATCGGAGGCCGCAGACGCGGCGGCGAAGATGGGCGATCGCTTCGGCATCGCCACCGAGAAACTGATCGGCATGCAGCACGCCGGGCAACTCGCCGGCGTGAGCAACGAGGCGCTCGCTACGGGCTTGCGCAGCATGGCGAAGACGGGGATCGAGGCTGCGCGCGGCGGTGAGGAGGCCGCCAAGGCCTACGGCATGCTCGGCATCAAGGCCGGCGAGTTCGTGAAGCTGCCGATGGATCAGCAGTTCTCGATCATCATCGACAAGCTCGGCCAGGTCGAGAACGTGACGCTGCGCAACGCGCTCGCGCAGGAAGTGCTCGGCAAGGCGGCCGGCGAAGTGATGGGACTGGTGGCCGAGGGGTCGGATTCTTTCGCCAAAGCCGCCGAGGACGCGCAGGCCTGGGGCCTCGCGATCAATCGCGTGGACGCCGCGAAGCTAGAAATGGCGAACGATGCGATCACGCGCGCGCAGGCAGCGGCGAAGGGTCTGTTTACCACCATCGCGATCTACGTCGCGCCGGCCGTCAAGGCGCTGGCCGACTACTTCGCCGACAGCGCTGCGGAGGCCAAGGGCTTCAAGCAGGAGGCCGCAAGCGGCGCCGAGGTCGTCATCACCGGCATCGGCTACGCGGCAAACGTCGTGCAGGGGCTGCGCTTCGCTTACGTCGGCGTGAAGCTCGTCATCGCCGAAGTGCTCAACCTGGCGGCGCAGGGCTTCGCGTTTTTTGCCGATAACGCCAGTATTTTCGGCAAGGCGCTGATGGGACTGCCCGGGCCGCTTGGCCTCGTCGGGCGCGCTTTCTCCATGATGGTCGGAGTGGGCAAGAACGAGTTTAGGATGCTGGCCGACTCCACGGCGGAGAACGCCAGCCGGATCAAGGAGGAACTCGACGCGATCGCACTGGATGGGCTGCCGAAGGACAAGATCATCGAGAAGGTGCGCGAGATCCGCGCGCTGATGGAGAAGGAGGCCGTCGAGATCGCGAAGCGGCGCCAGGACATGATGCGCGGCTCGGGCGAGGACATCGAGAAGGATAAGGAGCCGGAGAAGAAAACGGTGCGCGACTCCTGGCGCGAGCAGCTCGAGCAGAAGCTCGAGCGGCTGCGCGAGGAGAACATGAATGAGCTACAACTCCTCGATGAGAAATTGCGCGAAAAGAACGTCCTGCTGGATACGGCGTTACAGGCCGGTCTCATTACCGAGGAGGCCGCGGCGGCGCAGAGCGCGCTGATCCAGAAGAAATACGCGGAGGCGAAGACCAAGATCGAGGATGCGGAGATCAAGAAGCGCTACGGCATCGCGCACGTCTATCGCGTGCTCGATCTCAACTCCGCGAGCGCCTTCTTCGGGGCGATGAGTTCGATGATGGACTCGAAGTCGCGGACCGCCTTCAATATCGGCAAGGCGGCGGCGATCTCCGGGGCGATCATCGACACCTACAAGGCGGCGACCGGCGCCTATTCCGCGCTCTCGGGCATTCCCTACGTCGGGCCGTTCCTCGGTGCCGCCGCCGCAATAGCCGCGATCGTCGCCGGCATGGCCCGTGTGCAGCAGATTCGCTCTACGCAATTCGGCGGAGGTGGTGCGGCTTCGGCTGGCGCTACTGGCGTGTTCAGCGCAAGCCCGGCGACGGGCCTGCCGACGGAGCCGATCAGCCCGTTGCAGGCGCCTGTGGAGCCGCCCGCGCAGCTGCAGGCCGCCCAAGCGCAGAACGTGAACATCACGCTCATCGGCGACCGCAGCACGAGCATCAGTTACGGGCAGATGGTCGATGAGTTCATCCCGCTGCTGAAGGAGGCGTCGGCGAATGGGGCGGTCAATCTGAACGTGGCGTTCGCGTAATGGCAAAGCCAAAGTTTCTCTACGACAACCGTTTTAGTGACGCGGTGCCGGTGGCGAGCTCGACTGCCGCCGGGGACTTCAACGTCCTCAACCTGCGCGACTTTCGGCCCTACACCTGGTGGAAGCCGAACGCGATGCCCGCGACCGTCACGGTGGATTGCGGAGCTCCGAAGGCGGCGGACTATGCGCTCATTTACGGG